TTGCAACTCACGCACGTTACAGTAGATGACAATGAGCATATACAGCGTATTGTGCTAGATCAGAAGGACAAGAAAGGCAAGCCAGATCAGCCGTTTTATAAGTATTTTACGCCAATAATAACGGGATTAGATAAATGAGTAAATGGATAAGTGTTAAGGATAGATTGCCTTTATTTGATACAGAAGTAATCACGTATGAAAGTGATGGCTATTTCAGGATTGGCTATCTTGCAAAACTAGAGAATAGAGAAATGGAAATAGCATGGTTCAATGATCAGGGATTAGAATATATTCCTAGTCATTGGATGTTACTTCCTAAATCTCCAAGATAACTATTTCTTCTTCTTATTGGCATATTCCTTAATGCGCTTCTCAGATACTTCATGGACGCCTTTCTTCTTCGGCATATCTTTCATTTTCTTATCATCTTTCATTTTACCTTTCATATCTTTGCTGCATGCTTTCATTATCTATTCTCCGAATGTCTGTGGTGTGAATGTGTTTTAGGTTGTTTGTGATGTTTCTCGCCTGATTCACTGTAGGCAATAGCCTGAGCCTGTTTGGCAGCTTTGCCAGCGTTAATTTCTGCTGCAATATTCTCGCCAAATCCTTTAGAACCTGGTTTAGCACCTTTGTTCAATGGCATAGTCTTCTTCTCCTCTTTACCCATTACATAAACTGGCCCACGCTGCTTAGACATAAGCGGTATATCAGATGCTATTCCAGGCGTTTGGGATTTTATCGACATTACCGATATTCTCCACCGCGATTCTTAGTAGGATTAGCGGGATATTTTACCTGCTTATAGCCCTTATTCTCTTGAGGCATGCGATTTGCTTTGCCAAATTGCTCTTTACCGTCAGGCATGCCACGCTCAGTATTTTCCTCACCTGGGCCATCTTGATAAGCTACCATAGATTGATTATAGGCGTTATCCATTAGCGCTTACCCTTCTCCATACCAGACCAATCAAATCCTTTATCGCCCATAAAACTCTTGCGCGTAGTTTCATAGCCATTAATCAAGGGAGGATTAAAATACTCACTTGGTTCGCTTTGACCGCCTACGCCTTTAGTCATTTCCTCATAGCAGCATTCTTTATCTTTCTCATTCTTATTTGCCATTGCAGTTACTCCTTCCGTCACAGTCATAGCCTTTACATTTTGGGCAAGGATAAGACATTTAGATTTCTCCAAAAATGCACGTTTCTTTAGATTCTGACGCATTAAGCTTAACTTCTTTCTGTAAGCTTGTACCCATATTGTAGTAGGCATGCTTTATAATTATATTTCTCCAAAAATACATTTTTCTTTCGATGCTGGCTTATTAAGCATGACTTCTTTCTGAACACAGGCATCATGATTGGCTACATCTGTTATTCGATTTTCCTGTTCTTTCTTCTCTAAAGCTGGTTTTCCATTATCACCGGGTATTGGCATTGTATCTCTCCCAAATAAATAACATTATGTACTCTTTTTATCCTATCTTCTAGCGTTTTGCTTTTGCTTAGCATGTTGGGCTATTAGGTTATCAATAGATGGCCTGTCATCCATACGCTTGTTAGTAACATCCCCTTTAACCGCTTCCAGAGGCTTAGGAGCCGCGCTAAGGCCACTTCTGGACTTAACCATGCGCTCATGCAGTCTGCCCACTTCTGAGGCCTGTGCGTAAGGATCTGCTATTCTCGATATCCTATCCAATTCCTGGGGGTGAAGCTTAGCTGCGCCATAGATAAAAGCCGCTGGGTTATCCAGATTGCGCGCCGCGAGCATCATGGAATCAGTGATATTGTTCCTAACAGGGTCTATGACCTTGTGAAAATCCTGGTACTTATTCATGCCAGTCGAAAACTTAGCCTCAAATTCGGCTTGCTTGGCTGCTTCCTGCTGCTTCCATTGCTGCTCAGCTTGCTTCGACTGGCGTTTCTCTAGTGTCTTATCGATGAAACCCTCTAACTGGGTTTCCCATGATTCCTCGCTATTGGGGTCAGTCTTGAAGTCGTCAGCTGCTTTCTGGACTTGTTGCTGGGTTGGCTGTTCAGCATGGCGACCACGCGATAGGCGATCCCTAATCATCCTAGAGACATCTTCTTCACTGTACATTTTTGGAGCATCAATAGGATTGCCATACTCGTCAATAGGGGAATCTACCGATTTACTACTGGTTTCTACTGATTTGGTAGGTTCTTGAGTCACATTGGCATCAGGTTGAACTTGATTTACATTGTCATTAGTATGTTCATTTTCTGAGCTATCTAAGGTTCCATGTGGAACTTCGGCGACCGAATCTTGCTGTACTGGCGCTGATTCTATTGGAGCATTAGGTATTGCTTGCACGGGCGCTTGCTGATTTTGCATATCTGCCACTATTAGGGCATCAACGTTTCTGACTTCTCCGCTCATCCTTATTCATCCTTAAACTGTAGTTGTGGGTTTAATACTCTTTTCGTGCTTATGCTGGGCTGCTTGCATATCCTTTTCGTGGAATATCTTGCCGGAATGCTCTAGCAGTCTGACTAGGTTAGTAGCATGGGTTATCTGTAAATCCGCACCCACGCGCTCGCTTTCGGCTTGATATCTCATGATGATCTCTTGAAGTTCGGCAGCAGCCTCTTCTTTCTCAGCCTCAAGCTTATTGTACTCAACATGGATATCTTGCTGAGTCTCAATAGCCTTACGTTGCAATTCTTGCTGCTTGAACTGCAATTCTTGCTGCTTAAGCTGGTTCTTCTGCTGAGCATCCTGAGCCTTCATTTGCAATTCTTGTTGCTTAAGCATAACCATAGGATCAGGCTGCGGTTGCTTAGGCGGCACAGGTTTACCAGTCTTGCCAGCCTCAATGATCTCAGGTGGAACTAGCGTCCTAAGCCTATTTCTAAGCTCAAGATTGTTATCTAAAGGCAGGTTCTCCGCGTAAAGATCGGCTATCATTGGGAAGACCTGGCCTCCCTTATCAGCCTGTAGAACCAATTGAAGAGACTGCAAAGCTTCGTCCTTCTGTCCTTCGTAGCTTGGGCCGGCTTTCAATCGTATCTTGAAGCGGCCCTTAGTCATGTCATTCTCAACCTGCAATCCATATTCATCTGCCGGCTTATTAATGGTGACCTTCTGAGATTCGGAATCCGGCATTGGAAGCATTAGATCGCGCTGAGTATCATAAACCGTGGGTATCATCTCGTTAATGATCTCGCCAATGGTGCAGATAGCTATATCTAAGGCTGTGCGGGGTATTTGGGTATTCTTATTGCCACGACGGTTTCTAGCATCAATGGCAGTACCTGAAACCTCATTCCCCATTTCACCAAGTTGAGTATTGTACAATCCTGTGCCTGACTGAATATCAACCAAAGTACGCTCGTACTGCTGGGTCAAGGACTGCGATAACTCAGGCGGCCTTAGTTGCTCCGGCTTAGCCCCACTTGGGGTTTCATCATAATAGAGTGCCCCATTGACCACGGATGGATCGCGCCATTGCTGCTGCGCGTCGGGAGAGGCGGCACATTTACGGGGCATTAGGAATTGATCCCAACGAGATACTTTGAGAATATAGCCTGATTGGGTAGCAAGATAGTTAAGATACTTCTGAGCGTCCTTAACATCTTTAAAGAAGCTTCTAGTAATCTGCTGCCCTTGCTTAGTGTAATAGCTCTTTTGATCAATAAAAATGATCGGAAGCTGAATAGAAGAGAAATCTGTCTCTTCAAGGATGAAATCACCGGCTATTTGTCTATGCCGGATCGTATATTTAACAATCTGACGCTCATCTAGCTTAGTAATAGGCTGTCCATTGCGGAATTTATACGTTTTGCCATCAATCTTCATCTTCTCTAGCTTTCTAAACTCATCAGAATTAGCAACAGAACCATCAGATAGCTTGTAAATCGATTGTTTTTCTCCAATCCGCTCAAAATCATCAACCAAAGTAATGGAATCATCATCGGCGAAAGCCATAGTGCTGTCTTCGGTAATAGATGTGGTTCCGATCTGGCTTTCAACATCTTTTCCAAACTTATCTCTAAACCACCTTCTACTGACCCGGGTTTTGTACCCGCTGTACATACCATCCACTTTACATCTGTGTTTTGCTGCCAGATCCCAATAGCACCTATTCGGGTCTTCGAAGTCATAGATTTTGATCTCTTGTTCAAATGATTCATCATGTAGATATTCTGTACCTATTCTACAGGCTCCATATCCGCCTACGATGGCTTGACCGTAGCCTGATTGATAAACGGTCTTAGCATCGGAATTGAGGCTGATATTTTTGATTAGCGCGGCCCGAGCCTGAGCTGTAGGCACCGGAACATCATCATCGGGCATTATCTGTAAATTTGGGGTGTTCTGAATTTGATCACCCAATAGGTGATTCATCAGAACGCCCAGCTTATTAAACATCAGCGGAATCTTGTTATAGCGCTCGAATAGTTTAGACTCATCCTCTCGCCATTGATCGCCCATGACAAAATCGATCCATTCGTAATAGAGAGAACGGTTAATCGTCCAGTATTTTTCCCATTTGTCCACGCGATCTCTGATTTTAGAGCAGATTTCAGGGTCTTTTTTGGGCATTGATAGGCAATCCATTAAGTCGCTTGATAGCTGACTATTTTATGCTCTTTGGCTCATTAATGGAATAGGGATTGAGTTATAGCGAAATTATGGTGGTTTATCGTGATAAAGGCTAAGATAGTTAAACCTTCCGATACTTTTGACAGCGCTTGCACCAGTAACGTACATATTTTTCGATTATAATATTAGGATCATCATCACCATGGATATGAAGATCTCCCCGATCTTTTCTATCAAAATCATGGCCAAACAATAGACAATATAACCAGTTAATCATTATGTTTCATTTTCCGATCATTTTCGACATAGAGAATGACCGATTGCTTTAACTTCTCTAAAGTCGCAGGAATATCAATGGCATTCGTCTTTAGCTGCAATGTTCCCATTAACGTAGCCAACAAGCTGCCGCATGAAGATAGAACATAATCAATAAATTCAGGTTCAGTTGTGTTCTCGGGGAGATGCTTCAGCATTGACGCTCGATGAGCCTCTAATAAGTCCTGAGTGATCTTGCCAACTATTTTCCTTTGCTTATCCCTTGCGTTCATCTAAACATTCCCCTTTCCCAAGGCGCCAATGTTGGTATTTCAATATTTCCACCCTGAGCATGACCAAAATAGCCTCCGGGAAATGTCAGCATGGCAGCATCACTCGTATCAGGCGACTTCAATCCTCTCGCTCGCATATCATCCTTAGATTCTATTTGTATTTGACCTGAACTATTCTCTTTGAATCCGAACGAACATAACTCACCATGCAATTCATCATCATCAGGTATTTGTACGGGCAATTCACCATAAAGCCAATCTCTCAAATCGCTGTACAGCTCAGCTCTTAGGTTTTTAAATTTCTCTTTGTCATTAGCTGATCTGGCTACGTTGATGCCTTCTACACATGAGTATCCCATTTCTAGCAGTCTATCCACTACGCCAGCACCAATCCCAATACAATCGATGTAAACCTTCTGTGGATTTTCATTTTGGATGACGCGCTTAAGCCTACCCACTATTTCCATAGTATTATAATTGCTGAATTTCTCTAGACCAAACATAACACGGCCTTTGCGACGCATTATAGCCGATCTGTCTCTATCACTGATCGCAACATCCACTCCGATAATCAATGGCCCTGACGCGTCTACACGCTGTTTACGGGCTTTCTCCACGTACTTTGAGTTAATGAATACATTATTAATCGGGTTCTTGAATGCTTCATTAGCCGAGAATGGGTATTCAATCTGGAATGATTCTTTGCCAGCATCAAAGTCTTTACTAAACTCATTAATCTTCTTTCTTCGCCATGACATGTGCTCAGGCGTTAAGCCATTATCCTTGTACAATCCGACATAATGCTCTTCTTCATCAGTTAATCTAAAGCCGGGAGTGAAATCGGTATATTCATCTTGCCAATACCAGGGGAGAAAGATAGCCTGATACTCGCTATCAGCAGCCATAGCATTAACCCACCGGCTATGAAAGTAATTACCAATACCATTAGCTGTACTCTCCAATATGATCTCTGTTCCTTTCTCATTGCTTATCGCCTGCAAGATACCTTTCGAGTGGTCTTCAGCGAATTGCCAGAACGCGACTTCGCTCGAGTGCATGAGCTGGATTGTTTGGGAGCGTCCAACTGCTTTATTACCTGCTGTACCAACAGCGTATCCGCTATCAAATTCTTTGAAATAAAGCTCCTTAGCGTTGGCCGTGTCTGGCTTGGGAACGAGACCTGCTTCAAGATTTTCATAGAATCTTTGAGCCATGCTAAATAGATTTTTAGTTGCTTCTTTATCGTGAGTGAGGATAAACGCTTTCTTTCCTCTGCTGGTAATAACCTGATGAAAAAACCGTGCCTGAATGTAAGTCGAACAACCCTGTTGACGACCCTTAAGGATAACTGCCCGGACGCGACCCGTACTTTCTCGCTGCTTCTCAAGTCTGTCATGTAAATAACTCTGCGCCCTATTAAAAGCAAATGGCTTAGGTTGCCCCGACTTGGTACGTATGATTAGAAACTTCGGGGCAAACTTGCGAAAATCTCTTAGCGTATCAAGCTGACTTTCGTTTACCATTCTTTTTCTTCTTAGCCTTTTTAGATGATTTCTTTCTGGCTCGGTGCTCAACATCAACGCCATATGGTTGGATCATTTCCGTTGGTTCTTCTAGTTTAGGCAATACCAATGTGGCAAACGCTTCTTTACCCCATAGAAAACCAGTATCGAACTCTTTTACAATAACTTCTTTCAACTTCTCATTGATAGGAAGCTGATTAATGAATTTGGATAGATCCTGATATTTAGTTAAGAATTGCTGAAACAGATATTGCTTAGGTGTTTGATCAACTGAATTGCTAGGCATAGGTACATCTTGCGTCATTTGTTCTCATCCTTAATTGTAAAAAGAAAAGATAATACCCGACATTGGTGGATAAGCCAATGCCGGGATTACCTTTGCGCAGGGGTAAAACTATCTGTCGGCGTTGTAGTTATAATTTTCATCCGCAGCCTCTGGCCCTAACTGGCGATTCTGTTTTTCTCCAGTCATTTGGACAGGGAATGCCTTTGTGTTCGCGAGATCGGCCATATTAAAGTAGCCCATCTTCTGATTCATCTCGGCATTGTTCTTAGCCTCAACACTTTCTTTCATACAATAGGCTTCGTTATACACTTGCCCACTTGAACCATCATCAAATCCGCTCATTGGTCTTCTCCTTAATCGTTAATTACAATACGCTGAAACCGAAGATCACAGTACCGTTTAAGGCTGCTGCGGCTACGTTTCCGTTAGTGATAGTAATGGATGCACTGCCAGCACTTGGGACGACGCTGTACGTGACGCCTCTTGTGGTATTAGAGCCTCCCATGTCTTGCAACAGAACCACAGAGGATGCCGTGATAAAACTGTTGGTCAAGACGATAGCCGTAGCATTGGCGCCAGATGCGGTACTTAACGATGCAGTCGTAATGACACCCACTGGCCCATTAACTGTTACTGCATTGGTTACCACTGTCCCGGTTAGCTTTGTAACTGCATTCGTAGTCCAATTACCAGCGACTGCAACACGATAAACAACGGTAGTCCCGGCAGCTTGCGCAATGCCTGTAGCGGTAGCAACACCATTGATAGTATCTGGAGTAGTACCGAATATTTGCAAAGCATTTGCGCCAGAGTTGGTAACGATGACTTGCGCACCCACAAAGGAGGGAGGAAGCAATACGCTATTACCAGCTGCCGCAACAGTTGTGACATTGTTGAATTCAGAGGGTAAAAGTGTGGCTGCAGTTTGCCCACCGCCTGCATGAGCAACAAGACCAGTTGAAACAGTGAGAGGAGGAGAAACAATATTCCCTGTAATCGCTGCTAAGGTGGTGAATGTTGCGTTAATGGTGGCTAATGAAACGCCATCGGAAGCGCTCAGAATAATTAGATCATTAGGCTCCCATGTCCAGGCACCTTCGTTAATAGCTGCAATATTGGCGGCCTGCGCAGTAAGGTAATTAGCTGCTATAGCAGATGCTGTTGAATCAGAAGTATTAAGCTGTACGAGCGAATTGGTCGCGCCATCAATGCGCTTTAAATAAGTAATTGCCATTCCTGAAACTCCTTCGAAGGGGTTAAGTTAGACCCTATTTTGCTCCCTGGTTATAATAAATGCAATCAGAGTTTGCCATCTACGAATTTTTCCATCAGAGTTTCATTGCCTGAGTTATCTTCGTCTTTAGCCTCTTTCCATTTTGCTTGGCATTTAAGGTAAAATATCTGTGCCGTTACATTTTTAGACTTAACATTTTTGAGCAATTCCGCTGTAACTAACGCTATACCTTTGGCCTTTCCTCTTTTTATAGCCTCCGCCAACTCTGAATACTCTTTGGTCTTTTCGTAAATAGTTGATTGAGCTATGTCCAAACAATCACATATTTGCGCGATGGTCATGCCTCTAGCTGCCAATGATTCCACCTTTTCTAATTCTTCATCGCTAGGTATCCAGGGCGGGCGTCCGATCTTTGCCATTTGACACCTCATTAAATGTTTGGTTAGTTGATTCTAGCATAGCTTGTTTTCGTACCCCCCATGTATCTGTTTTTCGATGACATGGAGCACAAAGTGTTCGTCCATTATTAAGATCAAAGCGTAATTCAGGATATAAAGCAAATTGCTTAATATGATCCGCTTCTAATACTACTTTTATTCCTTTCATGCTTCTAGCCTTACATATTTGACAAGTATAGTTATCTCTTTGAAATACTGCTTTTCGCCAATCGGCATATTTACTACTTCTTCTTAATCTGAAATTTTCTTCACTTTTACCAGTCCATCTATAGGATTTTTCTCCTAAATGAGCATTTCTCATTTTATCTTTTGTTATCCTAGAATGTTTTTTTCCTGCCATTCCAGATTTATTTGTTCCAGAATTCCAAGATTTATGTCCCTTCTTAAAACATGTTTTAGCCAATGGATAATTTTTGCATCTCCATATAGCAGAACACTTCCTGTCACAAAATTTTAAAATGCTTCTTTTAGCATTAAATTCTTTATTGCATTGCAAGCAATTCTTTTTCATTCTCTAAAGACTTAAAGGTTTTTCCAGTGCTTTCCAATATAGCATCTTTACCAGTGAATTTACAATAACGCCGGATTATAACTGAAATATACGCAGGGGATATTTCCATCATAAAGCATTTTCGGTTTGTCTTTTCGCAAGCTATGAGGGTTGAGCCTGAACCGCCAAAACAGTCAATGACAATATCATTTTCATTCGTCATTGATTCTATATAAGGTTCAGGCAATCCTACAGGATATTTTGCCGGATGATTTATTGTTCTTTCTTGCTCGCTAAATTGAGTTATTACAGAACCCATATTTTTTGATTCGTAATCACGACCATAAGAGCTAAAATCCATTGACCCGTCCGTTTGTCGAACTGATCGGACTTTCTGACCCTTATCATTAACTTTAAAATATTTTTGCCTTTTTTCTGAGTTTTCCGATTTTTCCCAAATACGGTTTAATTGTTTGGGTTTTTCGCCAAAAACAAAAATCCATTCATGGCTTAATGCGAACATTTGCGATTGATTGCTAATACTTCCGGCTTGTATTTTATCCCATACATTCCAAGCTAACAATTTTAAACCAATATCCGTAGCTGATTTCACCCACGAATTCCAATATGGATTAATTTCATGATTCTTATATTGCAACCCTAAATTGATTACATAAAAATTCGCTTGCTGATAAAAAGATTTAAATATACTTGTAATAACATCCAAAGAAATATCGTTTCCTGAATATTCGCGCATATCTGAATAAGGCGGTGAAGTGATTAGTATCTCGGCCTTTTCACCATTCATGAGCTTTTCAACTTGATCCAGCATAGTGCTATCACCGCACATAAGGCGATGATTGCCAAGTATCCATATATCACCAAGTTTAGAAACGGGAACAGTGGGAACAGTGGGAACCTCATCTTCATCGCATAAATCTTCCCTGAAGGTATTTACATTGCGAATTTCTTTCAATTCATCTTTATGGAATCCGGTGTTTTTCAGGTCTAATCCAGCATCTTCGAGCAAATCGAATTGTAGTTTAAGAATGCCATAATCCCAGCCAGCATTAAGCGCGAGCTTGTTATCTTCTATAATGTATTCTATTTTGTCAGCTTCACTAGCGAAGGAAAGATCAATTGTTGGAACTCTTTTTAGGCCAAGTTTTTGTGCAGCAAGTAATCGACCATGCCCTGCTACTATGCCATTTTGGCCATCCGTTAGAATTGGATTTGTCCAGCCTCGGCGTTTGATAGAATCTATTATCTCTTTTACTTGGTCTTCTGAGTGTGTTCTTGAATTATCCTGGTAGGGTATTAAAACAGAAATATCTTTATATTCTATTTTAAGGTTTTCCACATCAATCATTTGCCATCCTCAGCTAAAATCATCTGTCCTGCTTGGTAAGCATCATTCAAAGCAGCACTAGAGTTGTTGTGTTTGTAATCATATATTGTCTTAATTATGAGCAATGTCGTGATAAAAAGCAAGATCATAATTCTTGGTGGCTGAAATTTCATAGTTCATCATTCCGCATGATATCAGCATCTTCTATGGCTCTATCGCCCACTTGTTTAGCCCAAAGTGAGTTTAGCATCTGATCAGCAGCTTCATCGTAATTCCCGGCTTCTAACGCTGCTAGCATCTCTTTAAACTCTAGAAGTCCTTGTAAGCCAAGATTGTATGACATATCCATCAGAACACATTTGCGAGCGTCAGAGAGGGAATTGAATAAGGGCCAAGCTAAGGGTAAGTGAGTAGCGTGCCATTGGATATCATCATCGAGGATTACCCCGCCAGCTGTGGTACTAATGGGAGTTGAAGCGTCATGTCCATAGCCGTAGAAATAATGCCCAGTGGTATCTGTGGTTAGAACTGCTTTAAACCCCTCGTGCTTAATAAGTAGGTTACGCAATTTTAGTCTGTAAGCTGGCAACATTCACTCATCCTTAAATTCATGGTCGTTCATGGCTGATGTTAGCACAAAATGGCCATCCGTAGGCATTTCGCAGCGAGAACAGATATAATAGGAGGTTCCTTCGTGTCCATTGACGACCTTTAATTCTTCATCGCAGCAATTACTGAGTAACATGTCTTTCTCTCTAAAAACTTATCCACCGTTTCTGTGGATAACCTTGTGGATAAAATAAAGTCAACTAAATTCTACATTTGGCCACGAACTCAATAGCCTCATCAACTGAGCTAATAACTTTAACACAACCATCAAATTCAATGTGGAATTTTTGCTCAAGTGGGGTTAATTTCCGTTGGCTAAGTGGTTTTGATCCATCTTTTATCTCAATCAACCAAATATCCTTGCCTATTTTAGTGAGACAATCAGGGAAACCTTTGCCCAAGTCACTGGTAATGAAGGTAGGACAACCCATTTTTCTGAATGTTTGTACTATTTCTCCCTGGGTTTTATCTATTCTGCCATGCTTCATAGCCTTTCCTTCACTTTTTACCAAAAAACTCCAGATACAATGCAGCTATAGCTCTCTTAACCACTAAACTAGCATTCTCCCCGAAATATTCCTCCAAAATTGCTAGCTCCCTGATATCTTCTTGCGTTAACGCGATATGAATTCTTTTCTGTGTTGTTGGCATAGTAATCCCTTCAGAGGTTAATTTACGACAAATTCTTCGGCGAACTTATTAAAATGTAAGTGGCAATAAATTGTTAAAAACTCTTCATCATTCGAGTGGGCATACATCTGATGGTTACCATGTATCTCTTCTCTCAAATCATCGTCCATGTGACGGATAGCTGCTTCAAGATATATTTCTGCTGCTGTTAAGGGCCTGTCATCAACCATGGATGGTGACAAATCTTTCTCATGATCTAATTTTAAGCTAATTAATTGGTCAATTGCGTTTTTCATATCCATCTCCTAAGTAAGTAACCCTAGATTACCAGGTGGATACTATGGTGTCAACTATTATAAACGCTCTTTTGCAAAATGGTGAAACTCGGTCACCAATGGGGGTAGATTGTGCTTTTGAGCTGCATGCCTACGATAATATCGGAGTGTATCTTTGATCTGCTCATAGGAAAGCCCATGGAGGCCGTTTTTCCAGATCTTCTTATGTAACGCCTGGAGTAGGGTTGTCTTATAGAGATCGTTCCATCTACCCCCATAGAATTCGCTCATACACCCAAAGAGGCGGTCTATCCAATCATCAGGTATTGGTTCCATCATATATTTCCCAATCCGTATTAATCACATCATCCCAGTTAGTAAAATGTCCTTTCCAGCCATTTTTCTTCAAATGTTCTTCTGCATTATGTGTTCTTTCATTTTCGGTGATCATTTTGTTTCCTCATTTTGTTCTAATTTACATATTCTTTTTAAAATTTCTCTGTTTTCACGCATGTATTGTAACCAATGTTCATTGAATATCTGAGTTATTTCACACAGGGAATTCCTCAGCCTTACAACTTCATTGTACAAAATGGTTATTTCTCGCTCATCTATCATTTTTTCCCCTTTAATTTATAGTTAAAAATTGCTCATCATATTTATTGGCTAATTCTTCTGCGGTCATATCCGGATGTTTTATTTGCTCTTTTGATATCCAAATGTACTTTTTAGCTATCCTTTTATCTTTTGGCTCTTGATTTTCAGGTAAAAAAAGATTTTTGCTGTTTTTATCTTTTTTTTCTTTTTCTTTTATATTTCTATTAGGGTAACCGTGGGTTACTGCGCCAGTAACCGTGGGTGACTGGTCTAGTAACTGTGGGTTACTATGCCGGTAACCATGGGTTACTGGTAATCTCGAATCAACTAGTAACTGTGGGTTACTGCTAGCAGCTATAAGAAGATCAAAATTTATGCTATATCGGTTTGATTTATATCCCTCTGAGGGGGGGTAAATTGTTATTAATCCAATTTTCTCCAATATTTTTAAATGATCAGAGATTGTTGTTCTTTTTTTAATACAAGTTTCATCCATGAAAGTATCCAGGCTTAGAAAACAAAAGTCATTGTTTCCCAAATGCGTAGCAATAATGAGGAGAAGGAATTTTTGCGTGTAATTGATCTTAATATTAAAAGCACGAACTAGATTTACTTTATCCCAAGCTGACATTTTTTTGTCGGTCATTTTCTTTCCCTAAGGCTTAATCAACGGTTGAAATTGAAATTCTATGCCGTATAATTAACCCTGTATTGGTTAGTCCTAGTACATAAAAACAGTCTTTGAATGTTATCAGCATATCAAAGACACGGAGAGTGGTTGCCGGCATAGCGAGCCGGCTTACACGAGCCACCAGAATATACCTCAGATTTACCCAAGGCAATGTTTAATAGAATATTTCTCTTACCCATTTACACCTAGATAAATAGCGCTCATAATATGCTCACCTTTTAATTAAACGGAGTTATACTCATGAGTCAAGACCACGAAAAGAAACCTTGCGCAGTAATTAATATAAATTGCGGTGGAGAAGGCCCTCAGCCTGATTGTCATTGCAAAGATCAAGAGAATGAATTTGCAGAAGCTTTTTCCTCGTTATCTCAAACTATTTCTCCCAGCTCTGGTTCTAATGCACCAGGCGGCTCGATCCAGTTTGAAGTAACCAAATATGCTTCTAAGCACTTAGATTTATCTGGTGTTGGCTCGTCTGGCCAAATTACAGTAAATCTTGCGGGCTGGTACGACGTTGCAGCGGGCATGACAGGAACATTAAACCCCATTCCAGCGCCTCTGCCTGTATTTACTTTTAGTTTATTTCAAAACGGCGTTATCGTTCCCGGCAGTACCTTTAGTAACGTGCCTTTGAGTCCCGCTCAGACTTCTAACGAAATCACGGCGGACACTTACATGCATTTTAACAAAGGCGATGTGCTGACTATTGCAAGCACAAGCTCGGCACCCGTTTACCTCTCAGCACCAAAAATAGGCACAACAGCTCAGACAAACAGTGCGTATATTAAAATCCAGCTGTTAAAAGCTGACTCTCACAGCGCTCATCCCCAGGTGCATACTTATAACACAGCATCTCTTGCGGTCATTGCGGCTTCCACGTCGTCTTATACGGCTTCAACGACTGTCAACCTGTCTCAGCTACCAGCTGACGCCGTAAGCGCCCAAAGCGCTTCTAATGCGGTTCTAGCGTCTGCTAATAGTGCACAGACAGCTCTAACGGCTGCGGTTGCTGCATCTACACCAGTATCCTATGCTGCTGCTACTGCTGCTTTAGCTAATGTGATCACAGCTGCGAATGCTACTATTGTTGCCGCGAATAATGCTGTTGCCACGCTGAACCCGGCTAATACTGCATTGCTGGTTGCTGCAAATAGCTCGCTGTCCTCTGCATCTGCGTTGCTAGCATCAAATGAGTTAGTCGCTCTGTAAACAGAATCCCCACTCGAAAGGGTGGGGATTATTTCCATACTTGTATATTCTCTCTTAACTGCAATTATGCTAATTTATGATTGCATCTGATGCAAAAATTTGACCATCGCCGATGAGCATACACTTTAACCCCATGAGATACCAGCACATACCATGTTTCATAGGGCCGACCATCATGGCCAAACCACCAGCATTTGAGTTTATTGAGCATTAGGAGGCTCTATTAGCAATGTCCAGTGCGTTATATCCTCACAACTTTGGAACCCATGCTTAAATTCATGTCTCCGTTCTTTATCGAACCATCTATCATTATAGAACCGGTGACCGTCCATCAAATAACAACATAGATAACGGCCTGTTTCCTCAGGAAGCCTATCCCTAACACTTATCCATTCACTCATCTTTTTTATTCTCTATTAAATTAATAATATTCATCACTTCCACACGCGTTGCATATAATTTCTTCTGGCGGAATTACCCATTCAATACCATCATCATCTATTTCCGCAAGGCATTCTGCGCAAACTGTCATTATTTCTCCTCTAATAACTCTGGATTAATGTAAATATTGCCTATCACTTTTGCATAATGTTCAACCTGCATATTAAAAAGATAATCTTTGTTCTCTCCAAATATTAAAATATAAACAGCCTCTTCTTCATCAAATTCAACCTTTCCAATGATGATCTCAGGTTCTTCTTCGTTGGCGTAAATACATTGAAGAACATCTCCTTCAAAAACGTCTTCCCCATATTTGTCTTTTAGGCCAGTAAATTGCATTAATTTATAATCATCAGGAATAAGAACACCCCCGAAAACTCTAAGTGAATTAAGATCATAAACCATTACTTTATCTTCAGGATGCCAAGCTCTAAATCTAAATTGCCTCATTCTTTCTCCACTAAATTGATAATTTCATCTGCGCCTTCAATGTGATCAAAGTTCCATCCTTTGCAACGAGCTAAATAGGCTAGATCGGAAACAATTTCACAGAGAATAATTAATGTTTCGTGGTCATTTGTTGTTATAATTGGCTTCATTCTTTCTCCACCATCTTCTCATAACTTGCTGGTAGGATTGGTTTCATATCTCCCCCATTATCTCTTTATTAATATCACTTACTAATTTTTTGTGCATATTAAGCATGACCATCTTAATTTGTTTTTCAGATAATTCATCGTATATAGATGAATCGACATAATACCCATATTGCTTATACTTTCTATTTCCTGATTCAAAACACCTGGCAATCACATGAAGCTTGCAATCTTTAATTTCAGAGGAAAGAACAACTGAAAGTTTCAAATTTGGAGTCATCCTGTCTATATCGACAAAATCGGGGGGCGATAGAACAGAAAATAAGGAATTTTTATATTTCTTATAACATTCTAATTCATGTGTAAGAGCTTTAATCTTGTAATCTCTCCTTGCAATTTCATTTTCCATGAAGTTATATAGATCATAATCAAGATCAATATGAATTTTACGTTCAATGATGTTAGACATCTTTATTCTCCACCATCTTAAATATCAATTCCTGGGCGCTATTAAGCTCGTTTATGGCGTTTTCTACATCGATATCCATCACATCTCTTATATTTTTCAATACACCCTCTACATAGCCTATATGGCGGCTTAGTGCTATTAGCGTTTTAGCATCCATTAGTCAATTACTCGCCAATCATTATTAATGAGATCCTCACGACTTACAGGAGATCCTTTAAATATCCATTCAGGTTGAATAGTTATTGACCCTCCTCCAATCCCTTGAAATCTCATTATTTGATGTCCTCTTCTTAACCATTCTATAGCTTGGCAAAAATTCAATCCCTCTTTCATTGGTTCCGTCAGGCAGTATTGGTGGCCCTCATCTTTACTTTCTAAATGTGTCGATTTCGACAGGTTTAAATCCTTCATTTCTAATGCTTGTAATCTTCCAGTAATAGCTGAAACTAAAATAGCAAGCCTCTCTTCTTCCTCAGTCTCTAACGCTTCCTTACCCCAGATTAGATCATCTATCTTTTTATTAAGATTATAAATTTCTTTTCCATAGTCATCCATCCTCTGTAAATCTCTAGCATCTTCTTGGCGAAATTCTAGTTTATCTAATCTTGCACATAATTCTTTGTAATTACCTTCTTTAATATCAAATGGACACATACCAAGCATTAATTCATGATATTGTTTAATATGATTAACCACCTCATCTATTCTCTTGCTTAAGAGACGATGTTCATCTATATGGCTAGTGTGATTAGTCCATAACAAATCTAATCGTTCACGGTCTGTCATTTCTCATCCTTAATGCCATTGCGGCGTAATCTGATAACAATATACAAATGTCACAGCTAGATTAGCTACGATATAGCTAATCCAGATTGAGATTGTTTTGAGGCGGTGCTTACCATCTAGCAGATCATCTAATTTAGTCCACATTAGGAATCTCCATTAACTTACTCTCGATTAAAGTTATTAATAGCTTAGCCCTTGCATTAGCTTCACTTGTATCCGTTTCTTCAAAGACAGGTGTATAGCCTTCCTCAATGTCATAAATGTACATTATCCTTTTTTTATCATGATAAAAATCGCTTGTAAGTACAATATTATCGTCATCATATTTGATTTTATAAGGCAATAATTCTAACAATTCAGCGCAACTATATGCAGAGCATTTATCTTCCCACGATAACTTTTGAGAAACAAGGGAGTTTGCAAAAATAGACCATCCAGCACACGGGTGATCTGGTTTATTTAAAACCCACATAAAACAAGTTTCTTGAGAAGCTCCAAGATCTTTCAGTTTTAATGATAAGTCTATTGATGAAAATTGTTTTTCAAATTCTAATATTCTATTTAACTTTTCCATCTTTTACCTTCCCATATATCCCATTCAGATAACTCCATTTATATCATCTCCCATTCATCGCTCATAAGCCAAAGCAAGTTAATCATGGGTGACCAACCATGCTTGCAAGCATCAACAGTAAGATCTAATGATGGTTTCATATCAGGGTGCATTCTATCTCCTCTCATCCAAACAATGGATTGCCCGCGAGCTTTAGTTTGCTCCCAGGTTTCTTTTTCTTCATCAGACAAAAATGGATTGATAGAAACATAACATGCCATGTAATAATCATTCTCGGGCATTGATCTGATTCTTATCTTTGCACCTTCCCGCATCTTGGCCAGGGCATCTTCAAACTTCATAGGCTATCTCGCATGTGTGGACTGAATTACAAGCTATTACGGGTCCCACAAGTCCCATACAAAGCATTAAAGCGATTATTACTCTCATTGCTATTTCTCCTTTATATACGTACGACTATAAATCACTTTTATATATGTGCAGCTATAAATCCTAACCTTAATATCCCGTACTAACGTCACATCATCCCCATGATAATATTTTCGCTTTCCTTGAATATTAAGGCCATTAATCGTCTCCATATTCCTTCACTTTCCTGTTGTTCAAACAAATCATGCAGTGTGACTCCTGCTTAGAATGTGGGCATAGTCTCGTCATATCCATATAGCGCACGTATGAGCCATTTGCTGTAGTAACGTGAACATGCGGCTTAGGATAGGGGCATTTATCTGAGCTGAGATAGCAGTTTTCTAACTTGGTCATCATTGATTCTCCATCCATTCCTTAAGGCATGCCCACGAACAAAAGTAATGATTAATCACGGAAGAGGTGGAATCAGTCAATCTATATCCATCTGGTACCCGTTCATGACATGCGCTAATATCCTGCTTCAGCAATAGAAGATTACATTTATCGCATGTTATCGTGACAGTTTTTGTCATTATGCGTACCACTTAATAATACTGTGAAAATAAGCTGATATTAACTCATCCCCGATATATTCTAATAAAGCATCATCAGCGAAACTATGAGCTTGCTCTGGATCATCATGCGATAATTCTACATAACTTTTCAGTTTGGTTATCAATGCTTCTTTATTCGTTTCTTTTTTATTCATTTATGCCCCATCCTCTTCAACATGAACCGGCAAATCCTCTTCGTCCTTATCATCCGGCGTAAATGTATCAGCTATAGTCTTATCCCCTTTCTCTTTCTTATTAGATCTGCGCTCTTTAAGTAATTTAACCTCATGCTTAACATTGCGTAATTCAGTCAGAGAATTAGTAGTAATGTTAGTTATTTTCTTCTCGATTAGATCCGTCAGGCGATCTATTTCTTTATTAACTCGCTTCTTTATATATTCGTCTAGCATGTGGTATGTGACACCCCGAATTGGTTGTATTGAATCGTTGCCGTAGTCTGAATAGTAATTGTGCATTAATCTACCTCGAATCTTAGGCCGTGTTTTTCAGCTAATTTAATCAATTTGGCACATTTTAATAAGGCAAGCTGGGTACCGTTTTCATAGGCGGATATACGGCCCTGAGATAGCCCAACAGATTTTGCTAATCTAGCCTGAGTCCATCCCAATTTCCTGCGCAAATCTTTTACAGTTCTAATAGTTAACATATTGGTAACCTCTAATGATCTGAATATTAGCATTTATTACTAGCGAAATAAAGAGTTGCTTTGTTATTAATTATTAGTTATTATTACTCCCGTCAATCAACGTTACCAGGAGATCAACCATGCAACATTTACACTTATTACCATCAATTCAAGAGACACACACTTTAATCGAAAGATACCGCGATATACATCAGCAGATTACCACTTTAGAAAAAGATAAGAAGGCTATCGCTGAACAGCTCAACTCAGGCCATTTTGCAGCCAATAAAGACTTTATCCTAAATGGCAGAATGTTAATGCAGAAAATAGAGATTACTCAGTCAAGATTGGATGGCAAGAGACTTGAGGAAGAAAACCCAGCTATTCATGCTCAATACCAAATGTCGATTACATTCTCTCAATTGAGGCTTAAATAAATGCTGAACAGATTATTTGCATATTTTCGTTGTGAGAAGTGCCGCGAAGTTCACCCAAAAGATTTTAAATGTTAACCAACCGAGGAGTAAGACCAATGAAAAGGAAAACAACATGAACGAGCGCCAAAAGGATCTCATAATCTCTTACAACCCAATAAGCCAAATGTACCGGCTTATTGGGAAACCGAGGGAAGTATTGTTTGAGTCTTATTCACTGTATGAAGTACAAGAATTTAGGAGAGCATTTCTAGATGAAAATCCAGACGATCCCACTTAGGCCTATTGGCTTCCAATTCACCGAAACTTGGCTGACCTACAAAAACGCTGATGGCGAAGTATTGGAACCAAGACAATTTGATATTAAGAATCACGCTAGAACACTAGAAATTGTTGCTCACAAGGACGGGGAGGAGATATGCAAAATAGTAGATCAATACTAAAGCCAATGGCTCGCAAAATATGCGATAAAACCCTACAAAATACTATTGAAACTGCTATCTATCTGATATTATTTGTAGTCTTGTTTTATAGCACTTTATGGCAACTTACGGAGGCAATTCGATGAAAGAAATTATCGAACAATTAGAGCGAAATTTGAAATATCATAGTGAGAAATTCACAGAATCACTTGATCTTATGCATCACCATCAAGCACAGATGCTAATGTATAAAGAAGCTATCCAGAAATTAAAGGATGAACAATGAGCGAATTAATGGCAGGAACCGCGGGCATGTTCCTTAAGGGATATAGAGCAGCAATATATGAGGTTTTAGACCTTGTAGCAGACATTAAAAAGAAATCACAAAAAGATAGTGAAAATCGTCCTGTAGCTGCTAAGTTATACGAGGATGCTTACACTTATCTAGAGCGTAAGATTAATAAATTATATACAGGGGATGATAAATGAGTGAGATAGTTAAACATCATAACGGTGCCGATTTACTTGAAAAGGTTATTATCAATAATGATCTAGCAGGATTAACGTCACTAGAAAAAGTAACTCACATTAAGAATATATGCGAATCATTGGGCTTAAATCCTTTGACCAAACCATTCCAATTGCTCAAGTTCCAGGGTAAGGAAGTTATCTACTGCACTAAAGATGCAACCGAACAATTGAGAAAGAATTATGAGGTCTCTATAAAAAATATCGATACTAAAATTATAGATGGTATTTATATTGTAACTGCTAATGCCTGTTTTCCTGATGGGCGTAGTGATTCGAGTACCGGCGTTATCAGCATTAAAGGGCTTATAGGGGACGCACTTGCGAACGCCATGATGAAAGCTGAAACTAAAGCTAAGCGCCGCGTAACGCTTTCTATTTGCGGATTAGGCCTGTTGGATGAAGCAGAGACAGACACAATGAAAGGCGCTGTTAAGCTTGACCATAACCCCCAAACAGGCGAGGTATTGGAACCGTCAAAACCTGCGGAGAAAGCCAACCAGGATATGTTATCCTTTAATGAGACTATTAACTTGATGCTTGACGCTACAACTGAACCTGACCTCAAGCAGATATTCACCGCATCTTATAAGAAGTACCATAAGAACCTGGAATTGATCGATAGGTTAGTGAAAGCCAAAGACGAGGCTAGGGATCGCATAGTATGTGAACAAGATTTAGTCAGATTGCCACTAGAATCTACCCAGAATATTGAAGAAAATGTCAATATCCCTGTAGTAAATGGGGAATAATCAGAGTATATATTAAACAAATATGGCGGCTTTTCATGTTGATTGACATTAACTTGATCTCCGGCCGCCATGTTTGATCCGGTGGTTATAAATGATACTGGCCGCTTATCCTTGAGCGGTCATTATCGGGAAATAGGGAAAATATGAGAATCTTTGCGTTAATTTTAATCAGCTTGCTCGCTTCACCATCCTTTGCAGATCAAGTTACTTGTTATGAGAATGGGAAAGTCATCTATAAAGAAAAGGTCAAAGAGATCACCTTTTATGATGATATGTTCACCTTTGTTGAGTCCAAAACAAATACTACTGTATTCGTCCTGGGTGGAACTTGCGTTATTAAGCTTTAATGGCAAAGTTAATATTATTGATAGTAAGCTATAACGTAAATGTATCCTGCGCCGCCTGCGCCACCAGCAGCATTTAAGCCACCGGCACCTCCACCACCATTTACACCAGCATTGCCAGTTACACTCATAAATGAACTTACACCACCGCCTTGACCACCACCGCTTCCAGGCGGGAAGTTAGTGCCATTGTAAAATATATTACCGCCAGGAGCGCCTTGTATATTAATATCTCCCCCCGATGCCCCTCCCGCAGCACCTGGAGGATTGCCATAGGCTCCCCCGCCTCCGGCAATAGCTAATAAAAAAGATGTTCCAAAAGTAGTATTCGTGCCGATACTACCATTTGCACCAGATGTACCGCCAGCGCCACCAGGCCCAACAGCATAAGCATAGGTAGCAGATGGACTTGTAACGATCTTTTCAAAATAACCACCTTCTGAACCACCAGAACCACCAGTGGACAGACCACCACCACCGCCTCCGCCCCCAGCTTTTCCTAACACACGCAAATATAAAGCTCCCACGGGTGTGGTATATGTTCCAGATCCAGAAGTGTAAACGGTCGGTGCAGGAGCGGTTTTTGTGCTTGATGGAGTAGCCCATGATGGGGTTCCCGAAGTTGTTGCCGTTAGTACCTGACCAGTAGTGCCATTGGCTAGCCAGGAAGGCACACCACCAGAGGAAGTAACTAGAACACCATTGTTAGCCGTCGCCAATCCCGCCATTACATTTGAGCTGCTGGCATAAAGCAGGGTATTCACAGCATTAGTTGCAGGATAGGTGCTTGTAGACCATGAAGGCGATCCAGATGCTCCAGAAAGCAATAACTGTCCCGCTGTAGCTGTGCCTGCCAGTATCTGCAATTGACTAGTGTTAGACCAGACAATGCCGCCATTAGATGCTGTGAGGTTGGCATTAGTGCCTCCTAAGGAGAGACCCAATTGAGCGGCCCATGTCAAAGTACCTGATGGAGAAGTTAAGACTGCATTAGAAGTCGTTGTGAGACCACTGACAGCCGTTGTGCTTGTCGCATAGTAGGCTAATTGCTGAGCAGTTCCACTATTGACCGTTCCGCTACCCGTAGGAGCTTGCCACGTGGGTAAAGCGCCATTGTTAGCCGTGAGGACATAACCTGTTGTCCCTGTACCGGATACGTTCTGGAAAGCCCCTGTGGCCGTTATACCAGCACACAGAACACTATAGGCCGTGAATGTCGTATTGCCTGTTCCACCCCCAGCTACTACAGCGGTACCAAAGCTAGGATTAGCAGATGAGCCACCAGATATAAAAGGTATGCCAGCGGTTGCCGAGGGCGCTATTAAGCTTACTGCACTACTGCCAGCGCCGACTAAGGTATAATATTGAGTTAAAGCAGCCAAACCTGTACCACCCCTTCCTACAGCTAATTGGCCCGTCCAGCCAGCAGTTATAGAAGTAGCCGCCAATAATGCCGTAGTAGGCGACCCGCCTAATGTGAGTGTGACGTTAGTGTCATTCGATTCTGTAAGAGCCTGCCCGGTAGGAGCCGGAGTAACTGCCCAAGTACCATCTCCACGCCAGAATGTACTAGATGTTGCGCTTGTACCGCTATTTAAGCTTCCTACGGCCACTTGAACAGCTGTGGGTAGCGAAGTAGTAAAGGCCGGCACCGAACTGCCATTCGTAGCTAAAACAGAATTCGCGGCACTTGCAAGGCCAGTCACAGTATTTGCTGCTGAACTGTATAAAATTTGGTTAATCGTGGTCGTTGCTGGCCATGTGCTTGTTGACTGAGTGGCTACATTGGAAGCGTTACCGATAAAAATAGTTCCATTTGCCAATGTACTCGAGACAAAGGCTGCCGGATTAAAGAATATGCTGAAAGCTATAGGACTGACGCCAATTGTAACGACTGTGGCTGTCTGAACCCATATTGATCCGCCGTTTACTGTGCCATTGGTGACGGCAACAATATCGCCAGGTTGAATGTCCCCTGGGGTATCGTAATCACTTGAACGAGTCAAAACTGCATTTGTGCCGCCGGAACTTGTAGTTACGATATAAATACCATTAGCAACGCCAGCATAGGTTGAATCATTTTTATAGAGAAAACGCTGCCCAGCAACAAGCGTCACTCCATCCACGGTAAAAACGCCCGTCGATGCCGCAGTAAGAGTGGCACCAATTCCCGCCGCGCCATTGAGATAGGTATATCCCGTTAAATTAGCTGTAGATGCTGCGTAAACACCTTCTACTTGGTTTATCCCTGTAACCGAATTCACATAAGCCATTGTCGCTGCATCTTGCGGGCTTGTGGGATTAGCTAGATTATTTATCTGATTGCTACCCATATTGAGAGCTTGGCTTTGTGTTCCTAACTGAGTGATATTTGCTTGAACAGCTGTAGGTAATGTCTGCGATAAAGAAGGAACACCCAAACCAGATGTAATAAGCGTGGCAGATGCCATCGTAGTTAATGGCGAAACTTCCTTAGTCGCTGCAGGATAATAAGCGATCGCATTTGCTGTCCCGGTATCAACCGTACCGCTCCCAGCAGATATTTGCCATGTTGGCAATGAGCCAGCACCAGTGGAGGTTAGAACAAATCCAGATGTTCCTAATCCTGATACATTCTGAAAATTACCCGTCGAAGTAATCCCGCCAGCTATGATACTGTAGGGAGTGAAAGTTGATTCCCCAGTCCCACCATATGATACGGCAACAGGAGTTCCTTGCCACGTTCCCGTTGTTACAATTCCTAACTTAGTGATATTAGTTTGAACTAGAGCGGGTAATGTCGTAACCATGGCAGGAATAGATGAACCATTAGTGGCTAGGACTGCATTAGCAAGATTGGCCAATCCAGAAACAGTGGTTGATGACGAATAATAAGCTATTTCATTTGTCACACCAGGGTTAACAATATTAGATGAGCCATACTGCTCTAATGTTTTAAATGTAGCATCCGTGAATTCAAAAAGACCAACCGCATCACTGGCAGAACAAAGAATCATATCAGAGATGAACCAAGCAAAAGGGCCGCCATTCAGGACATTAATATTATTCTGTTGCAATGATATATAGTTCGCACTAGAAATAGTTGCTAAATTGTCCGTGGATATTATCCTAACAAAGCAAACATTGTTATTCGTATCTCTCTGAATAGAGGTAATTGCCATTTAAAAACTCCTAATAAATTCTATCTTATTCTTACAGCGTATATTCCACCGCAAGCAGAGGCAGATCCAGCTCCAAAACCAGCGTTAACCCCAAGGTAAACGACAGTAGTAGTGGTAACATTAATTGGCTGCATTGGAACTGCGCCACCAAACTGACCTATCATTGTGGTAAATCCTGCCCAGGTGGAATATAAAGATGGATCTGGTTGTGTTGCTGACACTTGAGAAATCCACCCAGTAGCATGATTCAGATTTACACTTGAGCATTGAATGAAAAAATTTCCGAATACTAAAAATTGACCAGGTGTCAAGACAATTGAAACGACATTGGTCGGAGAGGTATTTGTCAAAGAAACTGAGGCTGATTCATTAGCAACGGCAGATATAACCTCACCTACACTTCCTGCCGCCGCATTGCTTCCATTAGTTATGCCAACAATATTTGGTTGATTTATAATGGGCTGATTTAAGACTAACCCCGTATTTAATGTGGAGCTCCAAGTCGGTATTCCACTAGCATCGGAAATCAAAAAAGTATTTGGTGTTCCCGACAACCATGATGGCGTACCACTAGCATTACTTACTAAAACGGCGTTATTTCCAGTATTTAACCCAACGACCGACGTACCATTAAATTCATACCAAGCCAGCTGATTGGCTGCGCCAATACCTACCGTTCCACTTCCTCCCGCTGCTAGCTGAACCCATGCGCCACCATTCCAATATTCTACTTGTCCTAAACTGGAATTATATCCTTGAGTTCCTAAAGCAGGAGAAGTTGGTCTGGCAGCCGTTGTCCAAATTAAGGGAAATGAAACCTGTATGTTATTACCCCCAGAATCCGAAGAAACGCCAACAAGTTTATTCGTGGTGTTCGATAAGCTGCCCTGGGCAAATTGGCTAAATTTTATGGTATTCAAAGTCATTTTTAATACCTATTAATTAACTGGATTCTATCAATGTCAATGAGGCACTAAATCTTGGCGTTCCTGCAATTGCAAGAAAACTTAAGGTCGATCCTCCCACTACCACTCGACATTCTTCCAGTGGCATTAATTCTTGATAAATGGCAGTAGTAGCAACCCCCGAAGCAGGATCGGCAGCTGTAACATTGTAAGCAACCCAAATTTCGGCGGTTGAACTACGCACAAATTTTACTCTAAATTTCTGAGTGGCAATGCCAGGAACAGTGAAAGATAATGCGGTTCCATTGACCAACAATCCATTGAAATTGTAATTGGAAAAGGGAAGGCTATTTAAAAAATTCTTTTGAAATCTTGTGCATGGTACGGGTGCAGTCATTTTTATTCTCCTAATTAACCTATTCTTGCGTCAGCAGTCCAATGGACAGCTACAGCGCTACTATCGCTTATTGTTGCTTGCAATAAAGCAACCCCTGTAGATGTTTTTCCAGTGTAACTATTTGTTGAAACAGCAACGTCTGTTGAGCCTGTAATATTATAAACAAACCCTTGTGATCCTGTAACTGGAGAAAACCAAAGAACATTCGGAGTAATTCTTTTAGCCGTTTTAAATGTTCTATCCATTCCAGACATTAGTGCAGTTGTATTACCCAACAATACGCTAGAAACACCCACATATGTTGCTGGGTAAGTTCCACTGGTAGCGTGAACCTCATTATTATATGATTTTTCCCAATAATACTGACATTGCTTTAATACAGTATCAAATGTTTGTGGATTGGATAAAACTGCAAAATCATTTTGAACCAATGAAATATCGTTAAACACAATTCCATCTGGTCCCGTAGCACTCATGTTGTTAATAGTGTAAATCAAAATGCCTAGCGTCATATTGACATTAGTTGATGCTGGCAAAGTAAACTTATTAAATGGAAAAAACATCGGCGTTGATGAATTTAATGTATAAATTGGATCGTTCAACGGGGCAATAGCCGTTACTGCAGGAGAAACTGCAGAAAACACAGGATCACTTCCTGCGGTCCAAGATGCTATTGGATAAATATCTGTAGTAGCGTTAGGAACCCCAGGTATGCACAATAACCTAACTTTAAATTGAATGGCAGAAGATTGGGTTGTAATCAATAACGCCCTAACCATTGCCGATAGATTTTGCCCCCAATATGGCCTGATCGTACTGGCGTCTATATATTGCAATAATGCAAATTGATTGTTATCCAACACTGCATTGACTTGCAAACCATAATTATAAGTTCCAGCAGATTGACCAACCGCAATATTATTTCCAGTGACACCCGCAGTCGCTATGTAATATTGCTGCAAAACTATAGTTTGATCTGCTGTATATTGATTGGCCGCAACATTGACTATAGTGGGGCTAGTAAATTGCCAAGGATTTAATGCAAAGTTCCATCCCGTCAAGATAGTATCTTTAGGATGATTCAATATCGAATCACGATAATAATAAAACTCTTGGCTTACTATCTCAGGATAACTCTGCTCTTGAAAACCCGGTGGAGTTATTGGAGAAGTCAAAGGAGTGCTTTGTCCAACTATCATGATATTCGTTAATTCGATATTCCCCGGCACAGGAAGATTGAATACAAAATTTACAAAACCGCTAGAACCTGAATTGCTATTTGTGGATGCCGGTATCAATACCGTATTCCCTGCAACACCGTAATAGGTTGTTAAATTGCCAGCAGATATTAATTGACTGAATATTTGTGGTGCAGGCCCTGTGATAGTCGATGGCGAGTAATTGGCTGTTAATTGCTCGCTCGCCCCTACAACAGTAGCCATTAATGATACACCAATAGTGCCACCACCGAAGAGACCACCATTGTTAGGCAATGTTTGAATCAATTGAGCTGTTGTAAATCCAGCGGATACAATCTGCAAAGCATAAGGTGGATTCCCTGGCAATTGATTATTGCCTGATATGGCAACCTGAGATAATGTCGCAGTACCTGTCCCAGTAGTTACAAATGACCAGCCTGGAGCAATTTGATATGTTCCTGCTGCAGTAATGGTAAATGTAGGCGTTATCCCGCTAGTCAATGATGGTCCAAATGAAACATCTGAAAATTGAGGATTGATAACAATATTGCCAGATGTCGTTATACTATTGCCTCCAGTGGAAGCGCTGCCATTGGGCACGTAATTCTCAATGGGATTGCCAATGAGCGGATATGTCTGATCAGGCCCTTGCCTGAACTCTATGCGATAGACTGATCCGGGAGGAAAGAATATGTTATCGGGCAATTCTCCGTTCGGTTGAAATTGGATCGGGTTTGACCATGCGCTAAAACCGTTCGGATCGGTGAAAACTGATTGAAAATTATACGGAAGTGTGTTCTGGAGAAAAAATGCGTAATAGCGGTCATCGAACAATTCGCCGACTGCATTGAATTCCGACCATATCGGATTGTATCCACGGCTAAACATGGGTGTCTCCCTAATTCACATTATTCCAACTTCTTTTATGATTTATTCTTTTTACGATTGTATATTCTATATTAACTAATCGCGCTACTTCTGCCATTGTTATATCTTGCTTTAACAATTCCTTTACTTGTCTAATTTTTTCTATAGGTGTAGAGCAACTTTTATTTTGTTGTTGTTCTTCTTTTGTTGCCCATCTGCAATTCTCTGGAGAATATCCTTTATTATTATCTATTCGATCAATAGAAAGATTATTGTGGTATCCATTTTTAATGGCCCATTCATAAAAATCTTTTGGATTATTTATCCATTCTTTGCATATAAATATTCCTTTTCCTCCATATCTTGAGTAATCCTTATTTTTTTTGTTATAGCATCTTAATGTCATGCCATGATGTATTTTATAACACCTTAACCATTCTTTAGTGACTAATGGTTTATACTGGCATTCACATTTTGTTAGTTTATTCCTTAATGAAGGGAGCATAAATTCCCTGCTTATCCCACATTTAATACATTCAGCAATCATATATCTTTGCTTTTTGCTGCTTTTTTTAGTGGGATAATGCAATCCTAAATCTTTAATCACTTTAAAGATACCAAAAACCTCTCCTGTATAATTCTTCAATTTAGGCATTATGATCCGCCACTTAATAATTTTGTCATCAATGCCCCAATGGCACCGTATCCTAATTTATTACCAATCAAATCTTTCCCTGCTTTTCTAATTGCTATTTGAGGATGCGCAGATCCTTTACGTGCTGCAAATTTACCAGTAGATAATTTATCTATCAATTCAGCTTTCTTTAAATCGCCTTTTCTATACGCATTAATTGCAGCATTTGTAGTATATGGCACAACATCTGTTGCGTAACCAGTTTGAATAAGATTATGTCTTCCTGAAAATTCTTGGTTTATATCGCCTTTCTTATCAGAAAACATAGTTTTTTGTATATTTCTTTTAGTTCTCTGTGCAGCTTCGAGCTGTTTTGTTTGCCAGCTAGGTAATGATCCTCTATTTTCTAATGGCCTTATAATAAAGCCTAAATCTTTAATAGCGGTTTGACCCGCCTCATGAGATGGGTTTTCATAAAATTTTTCTATAGATTCCATCATTCGAGAGGGCGTGTGTTTTTTTAATCTAGATATATCCGATTCTTCTTTTGCTAAATTATCAAAATTTCCTAATCCTTCTTTTCTGGCATCATTGAACAAAGTCTTATAGTGACCCGACTCCCCAGAATATTCTTGCTTGGCATTTTTTCGCGCATTTAGCACGCGCTTAGTTATTCCACCAGCGGTTAGTTGCATAGGATTAAGAGCTTCTGCAACTTTTCCAACGCCATATAAACTCGGCGCATTTCTGACTGCACCTCTGATCAATTCATCTCCTGGTTGCTGATTTCCACCAACCAATTCATCACCAAATTTGCTTACTTCTTGCGAACTAAATGGTTGGGGCATTTTCGCTGCTGTTTCTGGCTTAATAGCGCCAATATGCGCTAAATATTTAGCGATTCCTGGCGGTATTCTTGATATTTCTCCACCTAATTCTAATCCGCCAGCAGCTGCGTTTTTAGCTGCTCTTGTTGGTTGATGATATATTTGTGAAGCTGCTTCTGGGATATTTTTACGCAGGTATTCAATATCTTTAGGAATATTTGTTATTCCGCGCATAACAGCGCTGGGAGCTTCTTTGGCCATTCCCCATGCATCTTGTGCAATTTGTGAAACAGGGCCTTTGAACATTTGACCCACTTTCATAGCAGGCTCAGGAATCAAACTTAAACTTTTAGCAACATTCCCTAAATTACTATCTTCGGATTCGTTATTTTGACCAATAGGGATTAGGCCAAATGATTTCAAATCTGGTTTGGTCTGTTTAACTGGAATCAATCCATATTCTTCAAGATTAGCTTCAGCCATTTCCTATTACCTTTTGATAATATCCTCTGTGCTTTTTATCTAATAAAAATTTAGCTGCATTTACTTTACTGCCATGACCGATAAGGTTTCCTTGAGGATCATATATTTCAACCTCAGCACCTTTTGGCGCTATGGAAGTATTACCTTTTTGAGAGTTTTGTTGTTTCTGCGCTTCTTTTTGTTCTCTTTCAGATGCTTTAAATTGATCGTCTATCTGTTTTCTTACTTCTTTAGCATTTATTTGTTTATCCGCTATTTCTAAAGCAGCCGATGGAGATATTTGCCCTTGAGAGGATCTAACAATATCTTGCGCTAAAGATAACCTTTTAGACACTAATCCCTTTAGTGCTAATAATGTATTAGTTTTAGCTTGTATTTGAGGCAAAGTATCATGAATATCAGGAGAGGCTTTGTTAAATATATTAAGTTCAAATTCTCTAAAAGCACCTTTAAAATCTTGCCCCATAGATGAAAATATTGATTTTTGATTTGTAGTGAAATCTCCGATAAGCTTTTGTTCCTCTGGAGTACCAAATCTACTCAACCAATCAATATCTTTTCCAAGATATTCAGGATTTTTATACATGTTTTGGAAAGTGGGGTTCGCACTTATCTCTTGAATATTATTCAATACAGGCGACATTTCATGGCTAGCAGTGATAGTGTCATCCCATTTACCCATTGTCTTAACATCAGATGAGCCAAGCTCTTTGTTATATGCAGTCTTTTGCTCAAGAGCTGCTTTTTCCTGAGAAGTTGGCACTAAATATCCCAGTCGTTCTAGCATATCTCTGGCTTGTTGCTGCCTATTTGAAGGCTGACCTGGAGGTTGAGAAGATGCACCCATTCCATTCTGCTGCATAGGAAGTTGATTAGAGCCCCTCGCCGCCGGAGGCATCATATTACTGCTTTCAGGTGAGCTTTGATTTCCATTAGAAGGAGGTTCTGCCCCAAAAGCTACCCCAAAAAGATTAGCCATCATTTGCGCTTGATTTCCTTTTGCAGACGCTTCCCCGGCTTGCGCCGCCATAAGTCTATTTTTTTCACCTTGATCGAGGCGATTTAAAAAAGCATCCATCGGAGACTCAGATTTAGATATAAGATCAGCTATCGGCATTTCTATCTCCTATGAAAGATAACCTTGCCCGTTAGAATTAAATTGTCCTGGATTCTTATTGTAAGAATTAATCGCAGATCCAATGCCTTGCGTTAAATTTTTCTGGGGGTCATTAATTCTCTTGTATTCCAAATTGGCCTGATTCTCGCCGTGAGTCTGAGCCTGACCTGATTGTTGACCTGCTGCATTAGCACCAACACCATATAAATTTTGGCCCAGACCTATTCCCTTCATATATTTATCCATTAAATCATTCATATATTGCTGCCTATCCTGAGCAACAATATTACCAGCACCTTGTTGAATATTGCCCAAAGCCGCACTACTTCCAGACAATCCCATCGCACTTGCTGCATCCATACCAGAAGATTGGTTTTGAGATAACAATTGCTTAGCGTAATCTGAGTTTTTGTAGCTTTTTGACCATTCATCCTGCAATGCGGCGGGATCAGATAGCTTTCCAGCGGCATCATTCAAGCGTCCGTATTGATCTTGTCCATTTTGATTATAGGGCTGCAAATAACCCTGAGACTGATCATAACCTTGCTGCTCTTTCTTTTGAGCGGCTTCGTTAGGATCATCCATAAAACTATTAATAAGACCTAATCCAGCTCCGGCAGCCGTTCCCCATGGGCCAAATGCGCTACCTGCTGCTGCGCCACCACCTACATTGCCTGCTGTTCTTGCCCAATCCATAATAAATCTCCTATTGCGGCTGCGATATAAACGCCTGGTACACTATAATAGCAGACGTTGGGTCTGCGCTAAATGTGATCTGAAAACTATTTAATCCTGGGACTACGCTTACAATGGTTATATTCGGCATAACAGCTGTGTAGCTAATCAAAGTGGCATTAACATAACCTGATGCCGTTAATCCCGTAACTGCCACGGTATAGGGTCCGGGTCCACTTCCCGCTGTAACTGTAACCCCTTGCGCAGCAATCAGATCTATTAAACCCTGATTAAGCGTTAGGAAATTGTCATTAACAATGTCCACTAAAGTAGTTAACCAGCGCTCCATGTCAGGCCCGAACTGGGTCTGCTCAATAATTGGAGTATCTACCACGTTTAGGTTAATTAGCGCCCCCACTGATCCTCCTTACATTCATTACACCGCCAAGGATAGTGATAGGAACTGGGCTAACGCAAATCAGCTTATAGCATCGGTTTCTAGAGGGTCCTAGCTGATACCAGCGCATTTTCCAGATATATGCACCTTGCTGTGAAAATTCCCTTATGTCGGCTGAGTTATAGGATATACCACCATCATCAGAGTAGCGTAGCTCAATGCTGGGCTTGAAAAGGGTATTATAGCTTAATTCACCAATAGCCGGTTCATTCGTAGAACCATCAGTGATTATGAAGATTGGATTTCCATCTGCGCCTGGATTCTCGGCTATCATATATTGTGGCGAGCCATCAGCCCCCGGAACTTCATCAATAATGAACTGGACGGTGCTAAATGGTGCTAACGAATAGCTTATATTGCTATCTCCGAAAACAAAATCTATCTCAGCATATTCTGTTTCAAATTCAGCATAATCTTCTTCAGAGATAATAGGGGTAACTCGCTCATATCTCATAGGATAGGCTATATAGGCATCGGGGGCCTGAGCATTAGTTTGACTAAGATTCCTTGATTCGTTGTAATAGAATTGACCAGATAAATTATAGATAGTGCCCTCACCAGTAAGAGTCACTAGATGCATAAAGTTGAAAAACACATGCAAGTTAACCTTATTTCGTTCGCCATTCATTTCAATGCAACGATGCCAAGTTTGGGTTTCGAAGCAGAACTCAATGCTATTGTCCGTCAATTCTTGGTCTAAAATCTGTGTGCCAGAATAACTACCTCCTGACATTCTATATAAGATGGTATTCTCATATTGATAAAGGAAGCCATTGGATTTCCTTACTAGGAATGGGTTGTTAGCCCCATATTGATTAGTATAACGCTGTAATAGCGTATCAATAGCCTTTGAACTCATGACCTCTGGCTGGCCGCCCTGCGTCCTCATAAACTGCAATAAGCCATCACTATTGCGAGCTAAGAAAACTAGCCAGCCGAAATCAATATCTAATGAGGATGGATTAGCTATACCAAAGTTCCAGTTATACGTAGAATTCTGACGCCATGGGAAATAGACATTATCCGATAGATAGGCCGGATTGTTTGACCAAACATCTGTAACATAATCGCAGAATACATAGAGAGTATTGTTTAGAACACCCATTTGCCGGACAAACCCTGTGGCCTGAGCGAAAACAGCAGCTCCAGCAACTGGACCAACGGCATTGTATCCAATACTGAAAGCGTGGAGCGGGTCAAAAGTACCATCTGGATTCAACAAATTGACCACGGATAGGAAGAATTGCGCGGAATTCGCTACGCTAACAGTGATTCTATTGCCAAAGGTGGCGATAAAACCCGGAAGCTGCAAAACTCCATTTACCTTTACATTGCCGGGTGCATGAGGATCAGTTACCACATATAAATTGCCGTTTTGGTTCGGCGTCGGCGTGGGCAATGCAAGAGGATTGCCAGGTAAACCGCTCTCGACATAGACATAAATATTAACATCATCAACGAAACAGGCGAAAACTATCTGGTTTACCACCAGGAAAGTGAAATAGATTGGGGTATTTAATGAATTAAGCGGCGCATTTGTAGCGCTTCCCACTGCATTAGCAGTAATGTTTACCGGGTTAAACTGCGAATCATAGCGGTAAATCTGGTTTCCCACGACTACGTACAGATAATTAATAGTTTTGAAAATGCCTCGTGGTTCACTACCAAAGATTAGCTGATTGTAGCCTTGGGAATTTATGTGCGCCCGGCCTAAAACCGGAAAAAGGGCGGCTTGGCGCTTACCATTCTCTTGCTTAACCATATAATGGTTAGCTGTGTCTTCTGGGCATAACTGCTTAAATCGGGCGACATTGTATCCTCCGACAATGGGAAGGGGTTTAACTTCAAATTGACCAGGTCTTGATTGCGTCATGCTTTGATCCAAGATTTCCTATTAATAACATTATACACAGTGGCTAAGCTTACTCTATAATTTCTAGCCATCAATTTTAAATGAGTAGCATGTTGTTTCCTCATTTTTTTAGCCTTTTCCATTGTTAAAACGTTTCTACTAGTATTTCTGGCCTGTGTCGCCGAATTAGACCATCTACAATTATCAGGTTCATAGTTATCATTACTATCTATTCTATCTATTGTTAAATCATCCCTATATCCATTCTTTAAAGACCATTTACAAAATTCGTTTCTATCTTTAAGCCATTCCTTGCAAATTATTATTCCTCTTTCACCGTATAAATAATAATCTTGGCTATTCTTTCTATAACATCTAGCCATCATGTGTTTATAAATCTGAGTAAGCCTTGGATGCGATTTTGCATATTTACATGCAATCACGCCTCTTCTCAAGCAACCGCAATGATGTCTATACTTGAGCTTATTCGGATCTACCTCGTATTCTTTCTCACAAACCTTACATATAACTAATGCTCTTCTACTTCCATTGCTGTATCCAAAATCTTTCAAAATCCTAAATCCGTTTATATTTTTCGGAAGAATTTTTGCAGGCCTACATGGGAGGCAACCGCAACTGTCTATTGTATTAATATGATAGACACTAGTTTTAAATTCATTTCCGCATTCTTTACAATTTACTAAGGCATATCTCATGCCATTTTCTTCTCTTCCAAGATCTTTTATTACTTTAAAACCATTCAATTTATCTTTTAATGGTTTAGTTATTGGCATATCAAAATCCTTATATTAATAGAATCTGTATATTACCATATAACTATAAATTGTATACTTTAACCGCCATCTGGCGCTAAATTCCTGCGCGGAGTCTCCAACTTCCATTCAAATAGCTCTCATTAGCTGAATCAATAACGAGATTCATAGAGCTAACGCTTTCCATTTTGTCTTCGGCCTCTTTGAACATTCCCTCGAGCTTTTCATCCCACGCAGCACTGCGGCCCTTATAAAAGGCCAGTTCTCTAGCTAATGCCAATTTAAGGAACTTGTAAAAGTAGAGTGGCAATTCGCCCATATCTCCACTTTCAGGAATATATGGTAGCTCAAACTTGCCATAGACCCACATGTTATATAGCTGAGAAGGGGCTGGGTAAAGCTGCATTGTCGTTAAATTCAGATCATTTGTGATTATTATGAACCGAGGCAGCCCACGCTGAGGCTGGAACTTGTATGATCCAAAAAACACTCCTCTGGATTCATCAATAAGCGGATAATCAACCCCATCTAACTCTAGCCAAGCATTCTGTAGATTAGATAATCTACCGATTTGCACATCAGCAGCTGGAGTATATGAAGGATCAGCAAAGGTCACAAACTGTTGGCCAATCTGAACAGTAAAATTAATCTTCTTAGCAATAGTCAGCATTAAAGAATCGGAAGCATAATACTTAAGCAATTCATTCAAAAACCTAACACCCTTCTGCATATCATTACCTTGCAACGGCACCGTCGGGCTATTTGCACTGATTAACTGATAAGCATCTGTGACAAAATCCTTAACTGTCTGCGCGTATAGTGCCATCTTTTTGTTTCCCCTTCTGGTTCGCAATAGAGGCTGAAATTTGAGACTCAAACCAGACACCGCTAGTGGTTAGGTCTTCGTACTCGTCGTAATTCTTGGCTAACTTAGACTGCCCATTCTTGTCGTACACAAAGGCGCAAAATGACTCTTTATCTACCCATCGGCCTAAGTAATTAAATTGGTTTGTATGATCGTTTACATCTACTACCGGTTTCTTCCATTGGTGCATGATAACCTCGCTAAAAAATAGAACGGCCAGGGGATGAAGCTGGCCGCCCAATTCGTCCTACTAGGACATTACAACTACTGCAAACTCTGGATTGATTGCCACACCAGCAATAATGTCGATACGATCTAGCTGGACATAATTGCGGATATCAGCACCAAGAGAGTAAGTCATAGCCAATTTGTACAGATCACTGTAAGAAGTTACTGCCTCAACACCACCTTTCAATTCCTTGAGAGGAGGAGCTGCAAACACAATTGCTTGGTTATGGAAAGCCATAGAGACATTGTGAGAGGTGGCGGCATAAACTTGCGCACCGTTAGGAATGGCGTTAGAGATATTCTGACGCGCACCACTAATTACGATGGTTGGGTTTACCAAAAAAGTCGCATTGCCACCGCTTGAAGTAACAGGAGCAGTTACGACAAACTGAGCTGTTTGGGCCAAAGGTTCGTAGGTCAAAGGATTAACCATGAACACATTTGCAGCAGCATCCAGGGTCAAAATGTCACCTTCCTGGAACACTACGCCAGCACCCAAACCAGTCAGAACAATGGTATTTCCACCAGTGATCGGGCCATTGGTAACTGTACCAGCTGCCACATAACCAGTCGGAGGCGTACCACCAGTTGCGCCAGGCGTACCAGCAACTTGTCTCTGCAAGAAGTTAGTCTTGAAGAAATCAAAGCCGGAAAGATGCCCGATGAAACCATCTAACAACGCACCACGGTTTACCGTCATGTTGAACACGGTGTACAAGTCGTTTGTCAGAGTTGCACTTACTGCCGGAGGGTTAGCCCAATAGCGATTGCCATCCTCGGGAATACCTAGCTGCGTCATGTAAGCATCTGTCTGCAGTACGGTATTAAAGTCGATTGCTACGCCGGGTGAGCCATATGCCTGATATACCTGGGTCTGGAAGTTGGTAGTAGCGATAAACTGCTCAACCATGTTTGCCAAACGTTTCGCACGGGGATTAAGCATCATGTCTAAATACGGCTGGTCGCGCGCACGATCAAAGGTCAGTTCAAACCCGGTGAATTCCACCATCGTATGAAACTGAGTATCAATCGTAAGAGGGCGGACAACCTGGACACGGGCTTCGGATGTAGCTGTAGCGCCATAGCCGCCGAGGTATCTTTCTTCTAAGCGATAGTTGATAGTCTGGCCAGTTGCATATTTTAAGCCTTTGAAATCGCCTTCAAGGTTGCGATTAGCAACTTTAGCAAATGCGAGGTAGTTCACAAATCGTACAAATGTTTCGTCTAGAATATATTGAGTTGTACTGAAAGAATTGCCTGAAAATGACATAGTGTCGTCTCCAAAAGAATAAGTAAAAGCCATAAATGGCTTGCCGATTTCTCTTGGAAGACGAAGGAGCTTCCTGCATCGTGCGGTAGACGAAGGGGCTACCCAAAGCTGTCACATCGTTGATCAAATCTTGGAAAGACGACGAAGCTTTCCTGTCGCATCGTACAATTATTATACTCTCAGTGTGATTGCAGATGCAATTGCCAGCTTTAAACTAGCAATTTTGTGACATTTATTGTCACATTTTTAAAATTATTCCCCTAAGTCTCACTTTATGTTATAAAATGTCATTTTACGGGATGGAATATGCAGAAATTAACGATCGTTGGTCTATCAAAAGATGAAGTTGTCAGAAGGACAGCTTCATTTAATTTAGGCCAATCTATCTATGTGATCGATTGGACTACAGCAAAACCTATATTAATGTCTGGATATATCTTATATATCGGCATCGAGCATCCCTTACAGTTTGATAACTTTGTATATTTAATAAACAGAGGAATGCTGGCAGAAGAGAAGAAGCTTTATTATGAAAATGAGATTTACTCATCAAAATATGTTGCAGCTAGAGAATTAGCTAAGCAGATGCGAAAACATTTGGTAACCCTAAAAGCAATAATGAATCAACCTTATTATGAGCATGTCTGACGACACCAGAAGAAAGTGTAATGGCCATAGAATAAAAGGTATGGTTATAGCTGATTACCCTTATTCTTATGAATATAGTTCTCGTGGCTATCGTTATTGTGTAGATTGTAAAAAACAATGTGATAAGGCGGATAAGAAATTAGAGCGTATGTACGCTAATAACGAAAAGCAAAGAATAAAAAAATATCAGCGATGGCAACAACAATCTGCCAAGAGATATAGCAAAAGAAATCCAGAAAGAGACCTCTGGGATTTTATTGTCAGAGATGAACTCACCAAGGGAATTTCATTAAAAGGTCCATTAAAATATAAATATCGAACCTCCATCCCAACAGAAGTTCTGCAATTTAAAAGAGCATTAATTAGATTACAAAGAATGATTGCATCTCAAAAAGAAATTTTCTTTAAGATGAACCAAGAGAAAAAGGAGGAAGCAATTAGATTAAAAGCCCCATTAGTTAAATGTGGAAAGCATGGGGATCTTTTTATTAATGGTGTGATTAAAAACTATAAGAAAGCTAAGGGGGATTATTCTTATAAATGCAAGGCGTGTAGGAAAGATGTTTCCCAGAATTATTATAAAAACAATAAGGATTATGTGCTAACTAAAGCAGCAGAATGGCGCAAGAAAAATCCTGACAGAGTAAAACAAATTAGAGTTAATTATTGGGAGAGGATGAATGACAAAAATAACGAGCATGAAGATGTTGAGAGATAGAGTATTACAAGCAATGGATGATTTAGAATCAGGCAAGATGGATATATCAGAAGCCTCAACTGTTGCTAAAATGAGTGAAACAGTTATCTCTGGCTTAAAATCTGAAATGCAATATTCTATTTTAACTAACCAGGAACCATTTATTCCATTTTACGGAGAACAGAGCGGTAAGTTATTAGCTTCCAGTAGTCCGAAGAAATTATTAAAATAATTCACTATGATAAAGATACAAAATATAATAGATATGGATGATACATTGTTAACGGTCATATTCGATAAAAGTGTATTAGATCATCTCAGATGTAAATGTAATGATTATCTTGTCTTCCTGCAATCTAATTTTAATAAGAGATATTTTATCATGATAAAATCAGATAATGGATATAAGATAAAACGATATTCCTCAATGAGGAAAACATATCAGATAAACATACGTTACAAGTATGATATAGTTCCAGAATTTGATCATAAGGAATGCAGTTACTTTCTTAAGGATAATTCAACGATAAGAGTAATAATAAAATAAAAACGGGATAACAGAATAATGAAAGTCTACATCGTGAGCGAAGGCGAATTAAACACAGGCCATGAAGCATCCATAAGAATGGTTTGCGCAAATGCTATTTTAGCTGAAGATATAAAGAAATCATTTCCTTATTATAATCTAGTTATTACAGAATTTGAGGTAATTCAATAATGGAACCGGCATCCCCCAAAATGACACGTCAGCAAGCCAAACTATTCTGGAAATCTCTATCTCCAGAAGATCGCATCAATTTCAATAAAATGATGGCTGAATTAGAAGCAAAGAAATTGCAACTCACGCACGTTACAGTAGATGACAATGAGCATATACAGCGTATTGTGCTAGATCAGAAGGACAAGAAAGGCAAGCCAGATCAGCCGTTTTATAAGTATTTTACACCAATAATAACGGGATTAGATAAATGAGTAAATGGA